TCAGGCGGCATCAGCCAGGTTAGCGGTGTGTTCAGTGGCATCCGTCTGTGGACGTGGTGCACACATCCAGCCAGGCACCCAGCGGTTGTCTTTCATATGGAACTCTGCATGTTCAGCCGCATCGCCTTTCTTCATTTTCTCCGCGTCCCGTGCGGCACCGGACAGTCCGGCCTCATTCAGGGCTGCGATAATCTGCGGCTTTTTCAGGTGTCCGAAGAAGTTTGCTTTTGTCGGCTGCCACCAGTCGCGCATGTGAAAGCCGATGGCGGTTTCCAGCGAGTCCAGCGGACTGCGTGACGTGTGACCACACTCGCGGGTCTGGACACCGTTAAGACTGCACGCGGTACAGAAACTGAGCAGGGATAACAGCACCTCCTGGCTAAGTGACAGGAACGTCGTCATATCCCGTTCCCATCCTTCCGGCAGCAGGGCAGCAAAACGAGAGTGTTCTGCCATCAGCGCCATGAATGCGGCACCTTCCTTCCCTGACGGTGCATCGCTGGTCAGCGCATAATGCTCACATTCCAGGCGAATTCTGGCGGGACTACTATGCGCTTTGCTGTCAAACACATTCAGGCAGAGCGTCCATGCCAGCAGTGCCAGGGATTTGTCCGGTTGCTGCATCAGTGCTGCCTGGACTGCCAGCGTGCGCTCTGAGGTCAATTTAGTCAGCAACGGCAGACTAATTTCCTCCACTGACGCGCTCTCCAGCCCCTGTTCCGTGCGGTCAGCGTCGTCAGCCACATCATCCTCACTGCGCAACTGCACACCACGCTGGATACACACATTACCGTAACGCCAGGACACCACCACGCCACTTCCGGCACGCATCTCCGGCGTCCACGCCCTGACCTTCGCCATGCAGTCAATCAGCTTCATTTCTGCTGCCAGCAGGTCAGATTCCTCACACTGGTTTTCCAGCGAGTCGTAACGAGCCATCAGTTCGTTCAGACGTTCGTCTTCCGCCTCCGTCAGCACCGCTTCCGGCTCCGGCAGGTTGCGGTATGCCCGGGCATCTTCACGGCACTCACCGACAGGCTCCATGCGTCCGGCGCACCATTCCCAGCCTTCGGCTTCCCGAAGGAACTCTGCGACAGCCTGGAGTTTTTCCAGCAGGGCGGCATCGAGCGCCACGCGGTCGACATAACCGTCCCCGTCATCGCTGAACAAATCGGTGCGCAGTTCGTCTGGCGAGAAGGCATCAGCCCCCACGAAGCGGAATTTACTGTTCCCCGCCACCGCCACTTCACTTTCGGTCACCAGACGACGAATGGTCTGTACTTCCGGTTTACCGCCCCATCCCGACTGGCAGGCGGCTTCAAACACCTGCACCTGACGCGCGGTGTCGTTCTCCAGCGCCAGCGCCTGACAAGCATTCGCTGAACGTGGCGGGGTGAATAGCCCAGCAAATCACCGATTTGTGCAGGCGTTTTGCCTTCCTGCGCCATTGCGCGGAATCCGGCAATCTGTTCGGCAGGGTGCATATCCCGACGCTGACCGTTCTCGGTCATCGATGCGGCAGTCGCCAGCTCCTGCGGAATGACCTTCACGCGTACAGGCCAGTCAGCCGGAAGGATGTTGCGCTCTGCCAGCATGTTGAGTGCTGCCAGTCGGCGACCGCCTGCGGCGACAGCGTAACGGTCACCAGGCAGGGTATGCACGACCAGATTCTGCAGCAGTCCGACGCCCTTAATGGACTCCGCCAGTTCGCTGACGGACTCCGCAGAATACGGCACCGTGCGCACATTCAGCGGTGATTTAATCAGCGAGGCCAGCGGCACGCTCACTTCCTCCGTCTGCGCCAGCAGGGCAGAGTCCCTGAAGTATTCTGAAATATTCGCTCATCCTCATATCTCCGGTGATGCCCCGCACAGGGCGGGGCGGTTGTCACAGTCAGCCCGATCAGAACGGGATGTCGTCTGAAAACCCGTAATCCTCCCCCTCCGGCGGTTGCGGCTGAGGCTCTGGCTGCGCGGCCTTACGTCCACGGCCTTTCGTTTTCGCGCCACCTTTTTTCGTCGCGTCAGCACTCTGTGGCTGCCCATTCTGCTGAGGCTTCGGTTGCGCCTGAGCGTTCTGCTGTGGTGCACGTCCCAGCATCTGCACGGTGCCCGTGGTCTTAACAAGAATTTCAGTGACGTAACGGGTGATACCGTTATCTTCCCAGCTACGGGTGCGAAGCTGACCTTCGATGTAGACCTGCGCACCCTTGCGCAGATATTCACCTGCCACTTCCGCGAGCTTGCCGAACAGCACCACGCGGTGCCATTCCGTCTGCTCCCGCATCTCCCCCGTCTGTTTGTCACGCCAGCTTTCTGATGTGGCCACCTGCAGGTTTGCCACTGCGCCCCCGTTGGGGATGTAACGGACTTCCGGATCATTGCCCAGACGCCCGACGAGGATGACCTTGTTGATACCACGTGCACTCATAAGAACCTCCTGACTGAAAGATGTGAGATAAACCGGATACCGGCGACGGGACGTTCATGTGCCCCTTCAGAGGAGCGAAAGCTCCTCCTGCCGTCCACTTCACAGGGGTTTCTCCCCGCAGTGGACCTTTCCGATGGGGGCCCGTTTACCGCCTCACGGGGCAGCTGTCCGGGGGCGGACGCAAAATTTTTTGCCGGGTTCATGGCTAAAAATTTTGTGGCCGGTGCATCTCACCCTGGACAGATGGAACGGGAGGGGGTTACGTCTGCCCCCCGGAAAGTCCACAGCGGGGAAACAGGCCGCAGGGGGGGCGGCAGGAGGGAGGACTGCTGCGCCATCAGGCGCAGTTTCCTCACACACCGTCAGGTGTGCAGGGAGCGCAGGTCACGGCGCGACAGGGGCGGCGCGACCGGAACGGTCGCTGCAAGCCCGGGTTTTCACGCATCGGACCGTAGCGGCAGCCAGTTTTCTTACCGCATCAAGCGCCTGCTCACGAATATTATCTGCGTCATCAGGTACTGTCGCCCAGACATCGATCTGCACGGTAATTCTGGATTCAGCCTGCCCATCAAGCACATCAGATGCCGTGTCAGACACCACAGAAAACACCAGCCACGGCGGAGATACCGCAGGCTTTCCCTCCGTCAGTGGGACCACATAAGGATAAACCTGTCCTCCGGCCAGCTGAGACAACAGGGAATACAGTGTGGCCTCTCTCATTTACTTAAGACCTCATCAATAGCCTGATTCATTCGCTGTATAGCAATCCGTGCTGCCAGTTCCTCTGTCGTATCGAAAGCCGGGCGAATGAATGGATGCGCGGGCATGTTTATCGTTCCCAGCTCCACAAAGCGCCAGTAAAATGCATTTCGGGGATCGCTGGCTTTCATGCTGTTATCACTGTTTCCGGTTCGCAGGTTCCGTCCGCGAATGTGGACACCCGAGATAATTTCCCCCCGACGCTTTGAACGCTGAGTGAGAACAACCACATTTTTCTTCAGTTTCCCGGTTCGCTCCGGCGCACGTTCAACAACTGCATCCCGCATAACTTCAGCACCGGCACGGGTGGCATCGCGCAGAACCTTATTGTTTTCTGCCCTGCTGAGCGTCTCCAAATCCCGTGCAATATCCGCCAGGCCGGAAAAATCAAGACTGAAATCCATCACACATTCCCCTTCAGGCTGCAGAGTATTTCAAGCCGGGTAGCGCGTGCATCCGGTATTGGTGGACCTTCTATACCCAGAATGGCCCCTTTAAATGCACCGGTCAGCACTTTCAGACGTGAAGTCGCTGTCACATCGCGCCGGAATCTCATCCAGACTCTGACCGTAGCCTGAGCGGTTTCTGCTCCGCCTGAGATTATCTCCCTCCCGCTGATACCCTTAACTTCTGCCCATACGGTAGCTCCCTCCGTCACCGTCTCCACCGGATGCCCTGACGGAGAGCGGGCGGTGGTGACATTCAGAATAATTACGCGATCACGTAATCTGCCCGCCTGCATGTCTCCTCCTACAAAGGAATAAAACGATAAGGCTCCAGCAGAGAAGAAAAACCAAACGGGACTGGTGCCTTGCTGACATCTGAGGAATTTTCCCGGTTTTCGTACCAGTGCCCGACCAGCAACATGAGCGCCAGCAAAACATCATCAGCTATAAGCACCCCTTCAGGATCACCTTCCGGCACCGTCTCCTCATAAAGCTTACGGTTGATAAAATTTTCTGCCTTGCGGCAGGCAGCCCGGAAATACAGCATCAGTAACTCATCATCAGTTGCATCATCTGTATCAATACGGCACTGCGCCCTGAGTTTTTCCACTATTGCTGCCATCAGAAACTCCTGCCCGCAACACTGTGCGGGCATAAAAAAACCGCGTCGGCGCGGTCTGTAACTGAACAACGAGTGGTTATTTGCCAGTGAGCGCCTTGATGGCTGCCACATCTTCCAGCACACAGTCAAAACGATGGAAAGCCAGAAATGCCACCTGATCAAACTCAGCATAACGCTCAACCAGACGTTTCAGTTCCATATAAGTAACGCGGCGAATGATAAAGCGGTTGAAATCCCCCAGGAAAATGAATTTTTTTCCGGTACCAATCCCGTCAATAGCCTGATCAATAACATAAGGGATCCCCAGCACAGTAGCCGGCGTACCGCCTGCAATATCCGGCAGCCATAACGGGCGTTTCTGTCCATCCTCCATCTCTTCAATAGTCTGCAATGTGGCATCATTGAATGCCCAGCGGTATTTCGGCCCACCACGATATGCCGGATCAATGGCATGTTTCAGGGCATTCATTTCTTTCCAGGTGAAAGCGGCAGAGGCTGCAGTCTGGATGATTCCCGTCACCGACGCTGCCAGCCCTTTTGGCTGTAACGGTGATCCCGTTCCGGTCCCCTGAACCAGATATTTCGCCTCTCCACGACCAATACGCTGGGCAATACGGTTTGCCAGATAAGATTCAATATCCACCCCACTGTCCTGGAGCAGCTCATTGGACACACGAATTATTTTTGATGACAGCTTTTTAGCCCCCAGAATAGCGGTCCCGAACGTCACATCCTGTTCCGTTGCGGCTGTATTTTCCGCCAGCAGTTCGCCCTCTTCAGTCGTGCCATCAGACGTTGACCAGGTGATATCCTGCCCGGTTGATGTGGTCAGAAGTTGCGCAACACTGGCAATCCCGCCATAAGCCTTCATGGTGTCAATGATTTTGTTACGCATCTGCGTGGGCACCGTATATCCGCCCTGAGAATCCGTTGTTACACTCTGAGCCCGCAGTTCACGCATCAGATTACGCTCTTCAGCATTCAGTTCTGCAAATCCGGCACGCAGAAAACGGTTAAATGCCGCAGCGCGCTTCTCTTCCACCGCCTTTTTCCCGTTCTCCGCCTCATTATTCTGGCGCTCTTCCGGCCCGGACTCATCCACATATGCCTGATCCTGACGGCGCAACTCTTCTTCACGGGCGATTTGCTCATCCAGCGCATCCAGCTCAGCTTTCGCCCTGTTCCACTCTGCCCGTTGCTCATCAGTCCATGCGTTATCACCAATTTTTTCATGCAGTGCACGCATATCCTTTGCAATGGTGTTTCGTTTTTGCTTCATCTCATGAAGTTTCATCGTCAGTAGTATCCTTATGCATTAAGAAGGGTCAAAAGACGCTCACGCGCCATTCGTTCGTTAACAGCTTTCTTCAGCGCACCACTCGCCCGCGCTTCCTGCCAGGCTTTCATTGAGCGGACACCAGAGTCTGCGTCCTGATAGGCCGGATATGTCACCGGGCTGACGTCATACAGACGAGAAATGCGCGTGATTTCCCGGATAACAATCCCCTCGTCGTCTTCATACCAGCTCTCTCCATCACGAGCGACGCGAAACGCGAACGAGGACTGATTAATGTCACCACGCAACATTGGTGACAGCACCAGGTCACAAATCGTCGGCGTATCCGGTGCAACAATGTCGTAACGCAAACCACGTTCATCCACTGATAATGACAACGTGCCGGCAGAACTTCGTCCGAGAATGAAATTAGGATCATGATTAAACAATCCACGTACATCATCATTCAGCACGTCGTCAAAAGCCCCCGGCTTGATGATTTCACGAAATCCCCACAGAGGTTCTGAACGACTGTTAAATACCGAGCCATACCCCAAAATATGAGTCGGGGCATTATCATATTGTTCTGCCCGCACTTCCCCGCTGTAACAGCGCGTTTCACGGTCATTCATCGTTCTTTTCCTCTTTGCCTTTCGTATCTTTAAAATCATTCAACGGATTTGCTGCATTTACGCTGACCAGCATTTCATCCAGACCATCAACCGGGTTCATGTCCTCAAATGCCCTCGCTTCATTCCGGCTCATCCAGCCATCTGTAATGGCAAAGTGATAAAACTGCGCACGCTCCTGTGGAGTCCCGCGGAGCAATCCTGTAAGGTTGAAACGAACGTAATACCCGGCAGCCCGTTCTGTGCGGGTAAACAGGCGACGGTTAAGCTCCTGCTCCCAGTTCGCAACCCAGGGCATCATCGTGTAGCGAACAAACTGAATCGCCTGCTGTGTAATATTCGAAAATGTGGCTTTTTCCAGGTCATTAATCATGTGCGCCGGGACATTAAAAATTCCGGCAATCATCGACCGGTTCAGCTTGGTCATATCAATGATCTGAGCATCCACCGGAGAAACTGTCAGGGCACGGTAATCCAGTTGCGCAGGCAGCAGCATGGTTTTATTTTCCTGACTGCGAAGCGCTGTCACCGCCCGCTGCCACATATTCTTGAGCCTGCTCCAACTCTGTTCGTTCAGTTCATTTTTCACAGAAATAATCCCGGCAGGACGGGCATTACCGTTAAAAAAAGCACTGGTATACTGCTGACCACTCATTCCCATACCAATGGTTTCAGCATGCTGCATGATCGGACTCAGTCCCATTTTCTGATTGTTTCCCAGCGCCCTGATATGGATCATGTCGTCCGGACTTACCGCAAATGCACCCTCTTCGTTATACACACCGTAGGTATGACGCCCTCCAGTGTTAAGTAACGTGGTTTCCCATGGCATACAGCATTCAAGACTGGTAACCTCGCCACGACGATTACGTTTCACCCACGTATAACCATTGCCCCACCCCAGCACATGACGCTGCTTCAGTTCCCGCCACTTATAGCTGGTCTGCCAGGCATTCGGTTCATCATGAACGAGCCAGAACAACGGGTGATCGCGTGCCGGCTGAACATGCTCATTCGTTTTTCGCATCACATGCAGGGGCATCTGAGCCACACTGGATGAAATAACATAAATACAGGCATAGACAGCAGCCAGCCTCATGGACGTTTCCGGACTGACATACACATCCCGGGCAAAAATATTATCCGTCTCAGCGGCCTCTCCGGTTACCGGAACCGAGGGATTTTCCAGAGGCTCACTGCGAAACAGAGCATCAAGAAGCATGTTTTCTCCTCATGGACACCACCAGTGCATAAAGCAGCAACAAACAGCCAGACAGCATCAGAGACGCTGGCAGACCTGCATACAGATAAACGCCAGCAGTGAGCAGACCGAAACCGATCAGCCCGGTCATATCAGTAATAAGCTGTTTCACAGAATTAACAGGTCCTCATCAGGATCAAGCGTGGACAGAAAGTCATTCACGCCCCCGCCATTTACCAGAAAGCGGCTCATGGCTGTAAAAAGCGCAACAGGGCCGTCGATTTTGGCTTCCGGCGTGGATTTATTCGGGAAGATGTTGTCGTTTTTGTCCGGTTTTACAGTAACGTTAGACATCATCCAGTTCATGACCGGATGATTGCTGTGATGGAAACGCCCGGCATAAACCAGTGATTCCGTTTCCTTCATGGCCTCTGACAGATTGCGGACCGTCTGCGGAACCTCCACCAGCGGTATCCCTTCTTCAGCCAGTGCCAGACTGAACTGCATTGCGCTCCACGGGTCAAATCCCAGTTCCCTGAGGTTTTCACCGCCAATCCATTCCAGTAAGTCACTTTTTATCTGAGCATGATCGATAACATCACCATCCGTCAGGATGAGCTTATCCATCTCCGCCCACTTCCGGTAAAGTTCTGCCTGCTGCCGCGAGCATCGTTCCAGCCGTCCTTCCGGAAGCCAGAATTTAAAATCAGCATGAACATGTCCGTTATCGGTTCGCCAGAGTTTTGCCGCCGCACAGATATCAATCTTATGAGCAAGGTCGACGCCGACCCACATGGGATATGTTTTCAGCTCATGTTGTGGAGCAATGTATTCGCACTTCTCCCACTTAATCATATCCATCCAGGCAGATTCGGCAGTGACCCACACATTCATGTGTTTGGTAAAAAAATTCACCCGCGCAGAGACCTGCTCCTTCGCTTTTTTCGCCAGACGACGCAGATCATCCCAGCGTTTACAGATGCCCAGGCCAGGATTCGCTTTCTGCCAGACCGTTTCATCAAACGGATCATCTCCCTCATCGAGCGTGTAAATGATCGCAAAGTAAGAGTCGTCTTTTACAGCGCCCTCCACGTCGCTGTTATAGCCTCGCAATACCTTGATGGCGTAATCACGCTGCTCGTAACAAATCCCTTCCTTGTTAAAGCCAGCCGTGGTGATACCAAATAACAGGGACTGCAGACGGGCACCGGTTGCCGTTTCCAGAACGTCCCACACGTCGCGGGTTTTATGTGCATGCAGCTCATCAATAATGGCGCAGTGGATGTTCAGACCGTCCAGGTTGTTTGCATCCGAGGAAAGCGGTTCAAATTTTGATGCGCTCTGCTCCTGGTAAATCGCCAGCTTGTTGAAATCAAACAACCGCCCGAGTGTCGACCGGGCTTTTCTGACCATATTTTTGGCGTCTTCAAACACGATTCTGGCCTGGTCACGCGTGGTTGCGGCTGAATACACCTCAGCTCCGCCTTCACTATCTGCCCCCGTCAT